ATAGGTTGAACGAGTTCTATACTGTTTGTACTAAAGTTACAAAAATGTGTCAAGAAAAATCACATTACTTCATCGCATTGAAGCAAATTTGTGGTAAACTTCGATGTGTGTTTCACAGTTAGGACAGGATAAATTTGTAACAATATCAAATTCTTCACTATCTTCTATATCGTGGTCACCACCCCATATTAACTCTGTATTGCAATGCCAACAATTCATTACATTCCTTCTGCTTCTAACACAGGAACTTCAATAGTAGCTTTTTGTTTAGCTCTAACAGATAATTCAACTTCAGAGCTAAAGAATTTATTTAATGCAGTTTCAAATACAGATACTGTATCTTCTAAAGTCCAGCTATGTTTATCTTTAACACCTACTACTTCTGTTTCATCTTCTATTGTTATTTTAATCACTCTTTTCTCCATTTTTTGTGATTTAATTTTAATATATCTTTCATCTTAACTTGTGTTATTAAATCTTTCCAACCTTTTCTCGTATATCCTTTGTATAACGCCTGATCAGCTCTTTCAACCACATCTCCAATATTACAAATCTTATCTGCCATTTTCTGTAAATCTTCTCTATGGACCAACACAAAGTGGTCATCTTGCTCGAAGGCAATGATGTCAACCTCTGATAATAACCAACCTGTTTGTCCAATGGTGTTTCTGTATTCAAGCCATACAATTTCAGATTGAGGCTCTTTATCTTTCCTATTGATTTTCTTTCTTGCTTTAACATCAATAGTTCCGAATTTTGTAATAAAATCGATGTGTTTAAATTGTTCAACTTGACTTGATCTTTGTGCATTTTCATCCCTTCTCAATAATATTTTATAAAAATAATCTTCTAAATTTTGTCCTCGCTTCCAGCTTTCTAACTTGCGTTTATTTTTATAGCTGAATTTATTTTTCATACGCATACAATAATTGGTTTAATATATTCTCCTAAAACATAATTTTTATTTTCATTTTTAGGATATGGTTGTATTTTATAATTTAAATTATTTAACATTTTCTTTTTTTCATTTTTAGTTTTTGCACAAAAATATATATATCTATGCTTGCTGCTTCTTACTTTCCTTCTGCCATTTTGATTATCATTAGAATAATGTCTTGAATGCTTATTACCTTCTACATATTTATCTGTTCTTGATTTTGTTGCACCAGTATAAATCCAGTTAGTCGCTTGATATATATATCCATTGTGATTCATAGATGTATCTGCATAAGAAATAATAATCCAATTCTTTTGTTTTAGCTGCTTTAAACAGTAAGAAACAAACTTTGATAATGGTTTATTAAAATCATCTGTTCTGCAAAGTCTGTTTAGCTCATATACATTTTTTGTGTATTCTTCTCCACATACTCCTTTACATAAAGAGTTACTAGCTGGTTTTCCAAAACTACATACTGCTTTTAATTCTTCATTATCAAACCAACCATAAGCTATACTTATTACTGGTTTTCTACCTGAATAATGTCTAGGTAAAAGAAAGTCTATAGCTTGCTTGTATGTAATTTCTTTTATCAAAGTATCATTTCCATTAATGCAACAAATATTAATGCACCCATAATCATTATCATTCCATAGTATAACATTGTTTCTTCATCCATTTTATTCTCCTATAACAATATTTGTTGTTGTTGTTCTTTTTTTAATCTATCTAAAGCTAAAGTATAATAATCTTTATTTATCTCATAACCTTCAAATTGATAACCCATTTGGTGACAAGCTATAGCACTTGCTCCACTTCCTAAATGTGTGTCTAAAATTTTATCTTCTTGATTAGCATAATTTTCTAATATCCATTTATATAAATCTATAGGTTTTTGTGTTGGATGTATTTTATTTCTAACTGCAGTTGTTGAATATCTAAATATTCTTGCAACACAATCAAAACTGGTCCAAGCCATTTCCCATGCAGAAAAGTTGAGCCAAGGTTGTTTTTTATCCCAACAAATAATACCTCTACTTTTTCCTAAATAATCACCAAAATAATTACCACCCCAAATAATTTGATTTTTTGATACTCTAAATAACTCATTAAAATATTCTTTTGTTGGTGCTATATCCCAACCTAATTTGTGCATTTCTTGTATTTTTCTATTTGATAATTTTCCTGCACCTTGTCCACTTCGTTTAGGTAATTCGTATGGTGGATCGACAATAGCTAAATCAAATTCATTATCTTTCATATCTTTCATTGCTTCCATACAATCAATGTTATATATATTTATTGCATTATCCATTTATTAGGTCCTTAATAACTTCATAGTATTTTTTTCCATAATCACTTCCATCAGCTTTGGTGTTTTTATGTAATTCTGCAAGTATGATAGTAGGAATTTTAATTTTTTTTTTGCTATTTCTTTTAAATAAAAGTATCTATCTGGAAACTTTTCATTAAACCATTCAGCAGCTTCTAAAGGATTCTTATGCCACCAAGACAAGTGACAAGGCATACCACATAATACTTTCATATTGCTTGGATCAAGCTCAAGAGATTTGTATGCACCTACATTTAAAATATGAGAAGCGTGACAATTAGCTCCTTCAACAACTTTACCACATCGCTGACAAGTCCAATTATCACGCTCTTTAACACAACGCTTGGCTTTCTCAACTAACTTCTTGAGATACCAAGTTCTGTTGTGTGGAAGTTTAGGCATTAAAAAGGAATTTCCTCTCTTTCAACTGCATTAAACTTTTCTATGATTTTATCTTTACCACTTTGCGTACCAGTAAAGTCCATAGCTACCTCATACAAAAAATTTTCATGTTCTTCCCAATCCCACTTCTCAACACCTTTAACAGTTTTCTTTATTGGTGCTGGTAGGCCATTAGGATTTTCTTTTGTATAAGCAAACTTAATGTTTTCACCTTCTTGCCTAATAAATAAAAAGTTAGATTCTTTTTCTTTATCCCATCCTAAACCTAAAAACAACGCTTTAGATTTATCAATGTTAGGCATACGTTTTGCATATTGTCCAAAGAATTTAGAATCCAAAGATATTTGTAATGAAAATTTAGAACCTTCATCATCTTCTAATTCTGTTACAAAGTTAGCACCATACTCTGACTCGTCTACATAACAAGATTGTATTTTACCTTCAATACCTGTATATTGTAATTCTTTAACGAGTTTGCCAGCATTTGGTCCAGCTTTTAATTCTCTTTCTATTGCGTTTGGATCTTCTGAATCATCTGATAAACGTATTGTAAATTTACCATTTGATATTGTTACTATTTTACTATTGTTACTACTACCATTTGTTAATCCCATAAGTTTCTCCTTATAATTAAGATTTTATTTTACATATTTAATGACATTTGTAAACCTGATAATCTATGTTTTATAATATCAACATATCTCTCATTTAATTCACAAAGTATTGCATTTCTATTATTTTGATTGGCAACCAGAGCTGTTGTTCCAGCACCACCAAATGGATCAAGAACTGTACCACCAACTGGACAACCAGCTAGAATACATGGTTCTATTAACTTGACTGGATATGTTGCAAAATGAGCTTCCTTGTAAGGTTTAGTATTTACAATCCAGACACTTCTTTTATTTCTTTTTCCATCAAACTTTTTGATACCAGCAGTATGTTTAGCTCCTATTGCAGAGTAACCTCCAGACTCATGTTTTGGTCCAGTCATACATGGTTTTTCTAATCTTTTTTTTGTTGCTTCTGGATTAACACTATTCTCTTTAATAGCTTCATGGTCGTAATAATATTTAGATGATTTGCTTAATAAAAATATATACTCATGTGATTTTGTACAACGATCTCTAACTGACTCTGGCATTGGATTAGGTTTATGCCATATTATATCTTGTCTTAAATACCAACCATCTTGTTGTAATGCAAGAGCAGTACGAAATGGTATACCTAATAAATTTTTATTGTTGTCGTATGTATCTCCAAGATTTAACCATAATGTTCCATCATCACGCAGCACTCTTTTTACTTCTCGAAATACTTTAACCATTGTATTAATAAAATCTTCAGGACTTTCTTCTAATCCTATTTGTTCATCTATTCTTTTTGCACCACATTTTTTGCATACTTTCCAAGTAGATGTGCCTTGTCCATTATTATTAGTAGATTGCATATAAGTATTTTGTCCACGATTTTGATATGGATCAATGTGGTCGCAATCTGGATTACCACCTTCCCATTCAGCAGTACCATAATCTCTTAATCCAAAATATGGAGGAGATGTTACACAACAATTAACAGATTTATCTTTTAATGTTTTAAGAGTATCTAAACAATTTCCAACAAGTATTTCGTATTTCATTCAATCCATCCATTGTGTTCAAATGTTTGATAATTTTTATTAAAACTTAATTTAGCTGCTGGACTTATACCTTGTCTATTTTTTGTAAACTTACAAACAACATCTTGATCATTGGTTTCATAGTCAGGTGTTACTGGTATACCATTTACATCCATACCATCGTTAGGAATATTGATTAAGAATAAAATTGTATCAGCTAGGTTTTCACAGTTAGAGCTATAAGCAACCTTATCGCCAGTTGGATGACAAAGTATTACTATTGGTATGTTTAATTCATCTCGTAAATCTTTAAATCTTGATATTATGTAATCATAAAATATGGTCCTATTAACATAGTCATTAGATCCTGCACTTATAGTAAGTAAGTTATCAACAAACAATGCGTCTAACTGTCCTTTCCTAGATTCTGATATACAGAAAGAACGTATATCATCAACGCTCATACCTTTGTCTTTAATACAAAAATTTAAATCTTTTATTTGTTTAATTGCTTTAGTTGACTTTTGTATTTCATCTCTTGTTGCATGACCTCTTGTTCTCATATTCCAAGTATCTACTTTTCCACCATAAGCAATTAATCTAGGCAACAACTCTGCTCGTAACATTTCAATACTAGCAAAAGCAACTCGCTTACCTTCTTCATGTAACTTCCATATCCATTGTAAAGTAAGAGCAGTTTTACCAGTAGAGCGTGGTGAGTTTAAAAGCACAAGTGGTGCAGTTGATGATGAATCCATCATACCAAGTTTTTTATTCCAACTATCGCACCACCATGACAAGTGACCACAGTTTCCAGACGAACAATCTTCTACAAACTTTTCTGCCATTTTATCAAGTGGTATATTATCTTCTTGATCAGAATCAGAAGTTAAATTACTGATAACCTGATCGGCTGCACCATCTTCCCAATTATATAAAGAGTTTAAACCTTTTTCTAAAATAGAAATATCTTTTCTTAAATTATATGCTTCTTCAACTTTCTTTGCGTAGTGTTGAGAATGAGCAGCAATAAGTGTTGAATCCATAAGTTTAAATAAATAATTTTCGCCACCAGCTTGTTCTAATCTATCTTTTTCAATTAAGTATTGTCTAATAAGCAAAGTGTCCATAGTCATATTATTTACATACATTTCTATTAAAGACTTATATAACACTTGATGGTGTGGATGATAAAAATATTCTTCTCTAATATATGAAACTTTTCCAATCGCATCAGGATCTAATAACATACTTCCTAATAACCCTTGTTCAGCTTTGTCAGCTATAGGTAATTTTTTCATATACTCAACCTCTCTGTTTCTTTTTCTATAATTTCATCCTCCCACATTCTGTTTGCTGGATTAATCCAACCTTCAAAATTTTTAAGATATTGTCTTTCTCGACTTCGTACATATTTTGGTATGATAGTACGAATGGCCTTTTTATCTTCTTCTGATAACGATTTCCAATAACGATACGCCTTTGCCTTTGTGCCTTTACGAGTAAATAATTCCCAACACTCATTAAATAGAGTATCTTTTTTAATATCTTTTTTAGTATCTTGTATAGGTTGCTCAATATTTAAACTTCCATTGTTTATATTTGAACAATCGAGATTTAAAGTATACCACTTCGTTTGGTCATATCCAATCTTATTATAACAACCTGATATAATTAATCCAGCTGCTTCCATATCTCGTAACATTCTACTAATCTTTTGCCTAGACCAGTATGGATAATGTTTAGCCATATCTTGAGCTGATTGAAACATCCACACTTTACCATCTCGTTCACAACCTTTTTTGTTTTTATTTTGTTTGGTCCAGAAACGAATATGTTGCAAGAGTATAGCTTTATCTACACCATACTTCTCTGCTTCATCAACATTAAATGCGTGACAATCCTTACTCATTAGTACAAATCTCTAATGTATGCACCTACACAATCAAGAGCTTTTCTTATATGTGTTAATGCTTGGTAATTAGATTCAATTTGTTCCCTGTCAATGTAAGAAGCTGAAAACTTTTGTTTAGTTTGAGAACCAAAAGCAACAACTAATACACCTTCAATAGGCTCTCCATCTATATCATTATTCATTGCATAAAATGATCCTTGAATAAGATGTTTAAGATGAGGTTTCTTGCTGCTTTTCCAGTCAACAACAACTCGTTTTCTTTCTCCTTTAATGGTAACATAACCAACCATATCACATTGGCCAGTAACCATAAGATCGTTATCAAACTTTCTAATCTCTAAATATGGTTTATTATCTCTATAAGCAATTTCAGGTTGATATTTTTTAACAAAGTTATCCCATCCTTCTGGCAAAGCACTACCTCTTGTTCCATGCAATAACATTTCTTCAATATGCAAGTGCATCTTTGTTCCATCATCCATAACTTGTTGTTGTCTTTCTCTGTACAAATCAAATGATGAACCTTCTTGATCCTCTATCTTGCCAAGATCAAATGCGTATTTCATAAGTCCAAAACCATCTGACATATATGGATCAAATGCTTTAATAAAACTAGTAATCCTCACATAATCTCCACCATAGATACGACCATTGTTATCAACATCTGTTGATCCAATTTGAAATGTCATAGCTTGGAAATCTCCAATATGCTTTTCATTAAAACCACAGTCAGGATCGAAGTAAGCATAGGAAACAATCTTTGCAGTTTTATGTTTCAATGCTTGTTCTTGAGCAATCTTTTCTGCTGGAACAAAACCTATATGAAAGTTTTTATACCAAACTTCAATTGCATTTTCATCATGTTTTAAAACTTCAGGATCAACTGACTTAACAAAAGAAACTGATCCTTGTGGTCTTAATTTCTTAATTTCAGTATTATAATCGGACCGAAATGTTATACCTTTTAATCTAACTAACATCACTCACACTCCAATCTAGGATAATTTGCGTCTACCATTCTGTCGTTTACTTCGTCTTGTGTAAGATAAGTTTCAGTAACAGTACCATCAATTCCTTGTATCGTGTTAAGCTCTGGAAAAGACATTTGCAGCTTCTCCAGGTCTGATATTAATTGCATTAATTCAAAAGCATTTAAATCTACTTTTTCTAACATAGTCATGGTAGATTTGTGAAAACCTACCATTCTTCTAATGCTTAACTGTGGTGTTCCATCATGTGATGGATCGTAAGATACAACTTCAATATGTGATTGTGGTTTCATTACTCCACCTCACTATCTTCAGCTATAACTTGTTTATTAAGAGTGATTCTGTTTTCAATCATCTCTAACTCTAATGTTTGTTCAGCTAATCTTTTTTTGGTCCACTTTATGTCATTTTTCTTTTCTTCTAACAATTTTTGTAATATTTCTAGTTCTTCATTTATCATTTTTTACCTTCTCTTTCTTTGTTATAATTATTATTTGTTTTAAATTGTCTTTGTTCAGGTGGATAACATTTATATTTATCATTACCTTTTAGCTCTGTAATAAATCCTCGTTTTAATCCTAAATTAATTAGTTGATTTTCATCATATTCAAAATTAAAACTTGGAACACAACGATGCCAAAATTGATCTCCAGACAGTATGATATCTTTTCTTCCATCTATAATCATTAATTTTTTCCTTATTTAATGCTTCTTGAATTGCTTCTTGTACATCTTCTATTAACTGTGCCGATATATTTTCAGTAATTCTAACCTCATATCCATCGTCATCTTTGTAATCCCAATCCCAAACATCATCAAGTAATGTTTCAAAACACTTCTCAATCTTTTTAATCGACCTTCTCATTTATTTACCCTCACTTTCTAATTGATCTGCTACAAAGTTGTCATAGAGATAATCTTCTTTACCACCTTCATAATCTCTAGCTTCTTTATCTTCGTCGTATTCTTCTTCATCTCCTGATGCAATATCAATAGCCAATTTATTTTCTTTTAATTCATAACCATTAATAAATAAAAATTCCTCTAAATTTTGAGTTAAATTTATTTCTTCTTTAGTTTCTTTATCTATAATTATAATATCTTTTTCCATTTTTATTCTCCTTTTTTCTATTAAATAATTTATTATAATGCGTTCAATCTTTCAAGTTCTAATTTAATTTTTTTCCAGTAATATAATGTAGTATCTTTCTTATAACCATTTGGTCCACCATTATGAATACGAGCAGCATTTTGATAAGTATAATTCAGATCTCTTTTATCTAACCAGCTACTAATATATAACTTAACTATTTCTTCAGCAATTACTGGATTCCATGCGTCATCTAATGTATAGCTGGTGTTGTGCATACGATTTACATCATCAATATAAATTTGCCTTAATTGATATAATCCTATTGCATTTTCTTTTTTATTGATTGCTGCTGGATTACCTGATGATTCGATCATGCTTATTGCAAGTAATAATATTTTCCAATTCATTTTTATTCTCCTTTTGTTGTGCTGGGTTTTACTATGATAGTATTTTTTTTGAAAACAAAAAGGCCAAAAAAAAATGAACCAAACAAAAGTTTAGCTCATTTTAATTTTTAATTTATACATTGAATTTATTTAATAAATCAAATTGATCTTCTGTTATTTCTTGAACATCAAAATGTGTAATTACATCTAATCTATGACCTGATGTCCAAAAATTATTAAATTCGTCGTACTCTGGAAATCCGATATAATCAGCTAAAACATCATCATCTCTTAAAAAAGAATCTAATTGTTCATCTGATAATATTTCTGTCCATTTTTCGTTGTATTCATTTTCACCATTTTTATAAATGCAATTAAATATTGCAAATACTCTTTTTGTTTCTTTCATTTTTATTCTCCTATTTTAATTATATCCACATTACATCAGCATAAGAATCTAAACCTTTATTACAATAAGATTTAGTATATCCTAATTTAGATTTACAATCTAAAATAATGTTAGTTAATTCTTCTTGTTGTTTTTCTGTTCCATTAAAAAGTAATGGATTTCTACGAGCATTTCTTAACTCCTTTTCGTAGTACTGTTTTTCTTTATTTGTCATTTTTATTCTCCTTTCAGGTTGTATTTTTTAATATTTTGTTTGGTTATTAATTTATTAATGATAACTCCTATTTTACTGATATGATTACAATATGATTCACTTCTTTTTCTTTCAGCTGCTCGAAGCACTTTGCTTGTTTGGTGATCAATTTCTTGAATTAATTTTTTATATTTAATAAGTAATTTTATTATTAATAATTTCATTTTTTTTCTCCATTTAACCAAATATCAATATACTTACAATATTTATAAGAGTTGGGCAATCTGTCAATTACTTGTAAAAATATATCCTGAAGATCGACAGAATTTAAAATATCTCCACATAATATAACAGTTTGTTTTATTTCTCTATCTGTAGGATATTCTCCAGATCTTTCAGCTATTTTAATTTCGTTTTCGATATATTCAACAACTGTAGCAAGCAGCTTATCTTGATATTGAACCCAATTATCTGTTTTATTTTCAATCATTTTTATTCTCCTATTTATATTAAGTTTTCGTTTGCGTATTCAATTAATTGATTGCTTATTAAATTAATATCTTGCTTTTTACTATTTAATAAACTTTTAGTTAATGAATAAAACTTCTCATCATTTAAACATTCGTGAAAGCTTGCATATGTTTCGCTTTCAAAATTTCCAATAACTATATTTAAAAATATATCTTTTTCCATTTTTATTCTCCTTTATATTTTCTTGGTTAAACTATGATAGTATTTTTTTTTGGTTCAAAAAAAATGAACCAAACAAAAGTTTAGCTCATTTTAATTTTTTTAATTATGTAACAGATACTGGGAATTTATAGCTGGCAGGAATCCTGCAGCTTATACTTAACCAATATTTTTCCTCGTTGCTATATTCAATAATCATATTATCAATAATATCCATTAATTGACTTTTAAAGAAAATTATTTTTTCATCCCACAAATAATAATCTTTACCACGAGAAACAGAGTTATAATATATACCAAGATAACTAATGGCTTCATTAATTATTTTATCTCCGACAATATAACAAAACATATTTGCTACTTTTTCAGGATCGCTGAAAGGCGTTGATATATTGCCAAAATAATTTTGCTCATAGTCTTTTATTATATTAATAATATTAAAAACTTCATCGCCACAAAATTGCTTTGCTCGTTCTGTTCCAATGATAAAATAATCTTCATTACAACAAAGTTGATGTAATTCATCCAAATTATTATTTAGCAAATTTGTATCACATTCATCAATTTTGTCATATATATAATCTTTTATTTCTTTTAATTGTTCATTCATTTTTTTTCTCCTAATCTAACGCAATTGCGTCTTTATGTAATTTATCAATTTTATTTTCTTTTGTTTCTAATAACATATATATATAAAAATGCGATTTCCACGAATTACCACCAATATTCCAATTTGTAACTTCTGTATAATGGATTCCTTCATCTTCTCCTAAATATATTTTATTTTGTTTCCAATCGTAAATAGTTGCAATTATTCCATCATCAAATTCAATTCCCCATTCACAAGAAGTTTTATAATCATCTCCACTAGAATGTTGTTCTCCAAATATTGAAACTAAATCTTGATAACTACAATTTACATTCCCTTGTAAACTTGTTCCACAAATACTATCTGTCTTTTTCCAATTCATTTTTTTTCTCCTTTTAATTTTAAACTATATATCCAAAGAATTTTTTAAACTCTTTTTTAGCGTTTTCTAATTCTCTTTTTGGTAATTCATTTTCTATCTCAATGATAGTAGAGTATATTCTTTCTTCTTTTCTAGCTAATGTATGATTACTAGATAATTCATATTCATTCTCTAGAGTAGAAATATCATTTGTAACACTAATATAATTATATTGTTGTTTAATCCATTTATTAATTAATGTTTGATAATCTTTATTGATTGCTTTGATCGTTAGTTTTTCTTTTATCATTTTTATCCTTTCATGCCAGTGGCAATGGTTATTTTCTATAAATAAAAATCTACATAAATTATTTAAATATGTAAAGCATATATATAAACAAATATAAAAATATTTTACGCTGCGAGTACAGGAGCTATAATAAAAGATAATAGTAAAAAAAGTTTACAGTTTTTTTTAGGCCATGAACACCAGCTACACACGCACACGCATGAGAGATTCATTTAAAATGATTTCTATTAAATGCCTATTGTAAGTAAGGATTTAATTACTTATTAATTGTAAGTATTATAGATATATGTATTTTATATATATTTTTGTATTGATATATGGGTATCAAATCAAGGGTAGGCATCGGAAGTCAATGTGTGTCGTGTCGTAATATATAGACCTCTACCAACTTTTCAAAAATTTGACTTGCAAGCAGACCTATTAAAGACTATAAAAAATATATGGACACAGCAGAAGCTATATACGCTAGACTACAAGACGCAGACAACAAACAGAAGTGGGCATTTGCACAAGAGTTGCACGCTGCGAATAAAAAACTTGCCAAGATCGAATCTAAATTAAAAGCAAAGGTGCAAGGTAATGTGGACCTTAAAGACAAAGAGGGTTTGCGAACAACTGTATTAGAACACCTATTTGCAGAATCAGCTAAAGGCAACGCTCAAGCGTCAGACAAGTTAGCCAGACTTGCTGGTCTTGGAGAAGAAACGCAAGATATTATTATTGAGATTGTGGATTATAAACCAAAGAAAGGCAAAAAAAAATTAACTGGGAAGAAATAGCAAAAATATTGCCAAACTTGACGTACTATAAATGTTTTAGTTGTCAAAATTATTTCTTCATACACGAAATGCCTATGGGATTGAATGATCCAAAGTATTGTCCATATTGTGGCACAAAATTTGAACATGAGTTGGAAATTTAAAAAAGGCACGAGAGTGTTAGTAGAGTGGGAGGACATTGTAGCCGACCTTCATAGCGAAGATGAAATAGAGCCTTGTAAGGCCGAAAGCGTGGGTTGGGTAGAAAGTTGGACCAAAAGATATATAAGACTTATAACTTGTAGGTATTTAGATGGAAGCAAAACAGCAGACAGAATAGTAATACCAATAGGATGTGTAAAAAATGTCGAAAAAATCTAAAAAGCGAATAAAAAGCTGCGAGGAGTGTTGTTGTATAGATTCAAAAGACAACCCAATCCTTGAGGAGTTTGAAGGCGACACGCTTGTTAAATGTTTATGTATGATGTGTTATGCAGATAAAATAGATGAAATTGAGAATCCCAACCATTGAGCCAAGAGATTATCAAGTGCCTTTTCTTCAAGCATTTGATTCTGGCATACAATATTCTGTTATATCGTGGCACAGACGAGCTGGCAAAGATGTGACTTCATTCAACGCTATGATTAAGCGTGCTATTCAAACACCTGGTAACTATTACTACCTATTTCCTACTAGAGCGTGGGCTCAAAGAGCGTTATGGGATAACATATGTGAGTGGGCTGGTGGTGTTAAGCTTATAGACTTGTTATGTCCTAGCGAAATTGTAAAACGCAAGAACAACTCTGACTTTTTTCTTGACTTAATCAATGGCAGTAGGATAAAGATTGATGGCACAGACAACTTGAACTTTGTAGGTCAAGGAGGTTCAGGTTATGTATTGTCAGAGTTTTCTCTGCATAAAGAAGAAGTGTCTGGTTTCCTTGCACCTATATTAACTGAAGGTAATGCGTTTGTAATATTTAATGGCACATTACGAGGAAAATCAAATCATCTATGGAGATTATATGACAAAAATAAAGAAAATTCTAACTGGTTTACTCAATGGTATCAACTCGGCGATACAAAAACTGCGTATTGGATTGGTAGCGATATGGAAATCAATCCAGAACTTGTTGGCAAAATTAGTCCTTATGATAAAAAACCTTATAAAAACATTCAAGAAGACGTAGATTCTGGTATAATATCGTACTCTATGGCTCGTCAAGAATACTTGAACGAAGCTGTATCACAAGTTGAAAACTCTTATTATGGTCACGAACTTGAAATATTAAAGAATGAAAATCGCTTCGGTAATATACAAAATAGTTCTGTACCTGTATTTACTTTTTGGGATCTTGGCACTTCTGACGCTACAGCAATAGTGTTTGCACAAATTGTAGATGGCAAACCTATTATAATAGATTTTCACGAGTCTAGTGGTAAGAAGATAGAAGATTACGCTATAATTATAAATAGTAAAGGGTACAAGTATGGTGGTCATTATGCACCACATGATGTATCCAAGCGTATGTTGTTTGGTGATTTAATAACAAGAGCTAAAGAAGTAGGTATAGATTTTCGTAGAGTACCAAAAACCAACTCTGTATTACAAGATATAGAAATATGTCGTAGAATGTTAAGTAAAGTATACATACACGATAGATGTGAGGACCTTATAGAACATTTAATGCACTATAGAGAAGCACCAAGTGGTAAACCAGTACATGATACTCATTCTCACGCAGCCGATGCGTTTAGAACTATGGTTATGGGAATACATTTAAATCTAGTAAATCAATATTTAAGTACAAAAGAATCAATAAAGTTACCAAATATGGTAGGGAGGGCAGAAGGATATGTTGACTGGGATGCCAATCCAGAAAGCGAAACTCCATTATGGAGAAGATTTCGAGGATCTTCTGGATTATTATCTTGAAAATGGTGTTGTTATTAGTGATTATTACTGTTTTGTAATGGCTTGTTTAGTAAATAAAGATGACATTATGAATAATAATAACTTTGAGCTTGACACTTATAATGCTTGGTATGTACATTACGCAGTAGGGGACATGAAACGTATATACGATTTAGCTCCAGTAGAAACAGAATGGGTTATCTTTGAAAGAGGTGAATTTAAACCCATGAAATGTTACAAATATGAAAGATTAAGGAGATTGGTGTATGAGTGGAGGTGGTAGAGGTAGAAGATTTAACAAAGCCTATAAACCAGGTTCTGATATAGCAAGAGTTGCTCCAAAAAGAAGAAAAGTCGAAGGAACACTAGTAACTCCAACAATTCAACAAGCACAACTTGCTAGAAGCAGACGAGGTGCATATAGAACTAGAGGTCAAATGCTTGGAGCTGGTGGGCAAGTATTAGGAGCTGGTCCTATGGAATTAGCTGATATTACAGAATCATTAGGTATTGATGAAGCTTTTTCTCCTATGGGTCAAAAAGAATTTGAATCAGTTACTAAATATCAAGGTAATAAAACTTATCAAGATGTATTAACAGCAAGAAAACCAAGTAGTAAATTTTTTGGTGGTAGTGCAAGAAGAAGATTTAAGAAAAGATTAAGAAATGCAAGAACAGCTGCTGATAGAGCGTATAAAGATTATATAGCAAACTATAAACAATCTCAAGCATACAAAGATGCAATGCAAAGACAAAAAGGACAAACAGTTTAATGAACGCAGATGCTTTGATTAGGATGTACAAAAGAGAAAAGTCTAGCTCTGAAAGATCAAATTTTGAAGACCTTTATCAATCAGCAGCAGAGTTTTGCAATCCTTCAGCAGATAACATACAAGATCGTAAGTCAAAAGGACAACGAGATGACAATCAACGAGTAACAGATGTTGGTATAAAAGCAAGACGTATGTTTACTGCTGGTATGATGTCACACTTATTTCCACAAGGACAAAACTGGTTACGCATTGTAACACAAGATAGAGAGTTAATGAAGTTAGATAATGTTACTAGAGCCTTAACTTCAGTTACAAAAAAATTTGTAAGATGTATAGAAGATTCTAATTTTTATGAAGAAATGGGTCAATGTATAGACCATTGTGGATATATAGGCACAACAGCATTGTATTGCGAACCTTCTAAAAAAAGAATGTTAAACTTTCGTTCACACTATATAAATCAATTTTATTTTTGTGAAAACTATCTTGGTGAAGTAGATACTGTTATTCGTGAGTTTAAACTAACAGCAAGACAGGCCATGCAACAGTTTGGAGAAAACTGCACAGAAGAAATACAAAAAATAGCAGAAGATCCAAATCAAAACACAAGAGAATATACATTTGTGCATATAGTTATGCCTAGAGAAGGTGCAACACCTGATACAGATGTTAAACAAAATAAAAAAGTTGCTTCATATTATATTGATTTAAAAGCAAAACAAATAATTTTAGAATCTGGATTTGATGAAATGCCTTATGCAGTAGGTCGTTTTTATAAAACAAACTATGAAAAGTATGGTCGTAGTCCAGCATTAGAAGTATTTACTACATTTCCTTTAATTAATAGAATGGAAGTTGCTCGTATTCGTAGTGCTGAAAGAGTATCTAACCCACCTTGGCTCGCACCAAACGATGGTAGTGTAAGAAGAATATCTAACGATCAAGGGTCTATAATTTATTACAATGCAAGTAATCCATTATCTAAACCAGAACAATTATTACCAGCAGATCAAGTTATGGTAAACGATCAAATGATTGAAAAAAAAGAAATGGAAGTAATGGAAGCTTTTTATATTCCACTATTTAATCCATTACATAATAAAAGGAATATGACTGCTTTTGAATCACAAGAACGACTTAACTTATCATTACAATTTCTTACTCCAGCAGTAAATCGTATTAATAAATACTTTGTAGTACCTATTTTAGAAAGAGCATTTTCAATATTATTTAGAGAAAATATGTTTGAAGAATTAAAAATACAAGAATTAGGTGGCCAATCACTTGAGTTTGATTTAGTTGGTAAAGCTTCTATAGCTTCAAGACAAATAGAATTATTTGGTACTATGACTGCTATGCAACAAATTATGCAAATAGCACAATTTAAACCTGACATATTAGATAACATTAATGCTGATGAAACAGCTAGGTTTATACAAGAAGTAAATATGGTTCCAACTGCATTACAAGCAAGTTTAGATCAAATTGAAGAAATTAGAAGTCAAAGAGCAGAAGCTGCACAACAAGAGCAAGCTAATAGATCTACTCAAATATTAGGAGATGTATATTCTAAAACTGCTAAAACACCAGAAGAAGGTAGTGGTGCAGCTATAATTGATCAAGTGTTAGGTGGAGCTGAAAATGAATTACCTATGGAAGATATGGAATAATATATGGATATAATAGATAAAGTTACCTATGATTTTGAATGGGATAACGAGAAGGATTTATCAGAAGAAACCAGAAAAGCTTTTGTAAACCTTTTTGATCCAACAAACAATGACGCATTATTAGTGGCTAAATTTTTAACTAACATTTGTAAATGGCAAGATATGACAGAATATAATGATCCTGTCATTGAAGCAAAAATGAATGCGTTAAGAAATGTAATAGTTAATATTAAAAATCAAATAAATATGAAACCCATAGAGGAGGAAGTATGAGTGAAGAAGAAGTAGTAGAGTCTACTGAAGAAGTAGTAGAAGAAGTTGCAGAAGAAACTCCAGTTGAAGAATCATCCACATCATTTGTTGATAATATGTTGTCACAAATTGACAATGAAGATGTTAAATCTGCTGGCTTTTGGAAAAACCTAGAAGGTAAAGATGCTAATGAAGTTGGACAATATATTAAAGAACTTCAGAGCTTTGCAGGTAAAAAAGGTGATATTCCAAAGTCAGATGCTTCGCAAGAAGAATGGGATGCTTTTTATCAAAAGCTAGGTAGACCTGAAAATGTTGAAGGTTATGATTTTGAAGTTGGAGATAACTTTAAAGAAATAGCTGGAGAAGAAACTCCATTTTTTGAAAACGCTGTTGAAGGATTTAAACAAAAAGCTTTTGAATTAGGAGCTAGTTCAGAACAAGCAGAAGGTTTAGTTGACTGGTATTTAGAAATGGTTGCTAATAACATTCAAGAAAACAACACATCTTTTGATGATTTTAATAAAGAACAAGATCAAGAACTTCGTAGAGAATGGGGTGAAGAATACGATGGTATGTGGAGAGGTATTGAATCTATGTTAGTAACAAATGGTATGCCACAAGAAAATTACGATATGTTAAAAGAAGCTGGTATATTTAATGATCCAAATATAGCTGTTGCGTTAGGAAACATAGCAAGTAAATTTGCAGATGATCCAGAAATAGGTCATCATCAAACTAAAACACTAGCTGGTATTAATGATCAACTGTTTGATGTTGAACAAGAAGTTAAAGAATATCTTAAAACAGGAACACCAATACCTACTCATATTAGAGAAAAAATGGATTATTTGTATAAAGAAAAGTTTAAAAGAGAAGAAAAATAATTTTTTTATAATTTGTCTTGACATATAATACCTACATTTAGTAAGTCTTTATAGCAACGAAAGAGATAACCTATTTTAGACCTCTGTAAGTTATCGTCAACCCAGACGTAAACTGGCAGGCAAGACCTCCTTTGGAGATAATCAGAGCCGATTAGTCGTGTAAATTAATTAGCCAATTATTAAAAAGGAGATATAAAATGGCTTCAACAAATATTACTACTGCATTCGTAAAGCAGTATGGTGCTACTCTTGATCTTCTTACTCAAACTATGGGTGGAAAATTCAAAGGCACTCACCTCGAAGAATCTATCGAAGGTGAAGAAAAATATTACGATCAGTTAGGATCAGTTATTGCTGACGAGGTTACTTCTCGCTATGCTGATTCTCCTGAAAATGACATATCTCACGACAGACGTAGAGTTACAGCTACTGCGTATGACGTTGGGTTGATGTTAGATAAGTTCGATAAAGTTCAAATGCTTGTAAATCCTGAATCAGAATATGTTCAGCAACAAGTAACTGCACTTATGCGTAAGTATGACATTGAGTTCTTAAAAGGATTATTCGGTACTGCACAAACTGGTAAAACAGGAAGTGGTACTGCTGATCTAGCTGCTGCTAATAAGATTGCTCATAACAATACTGGCTTAACTATTGATAAGATTGCTGAAGCAAGAGAAATTATGGAAACTAATGGTGTTGATCTTTCTGATCCATTAAATAAACCATATCTTGCTGTTAGTCCTAAAGCTCTACAAGACTTATTGACTAACACAACTGTTGCTTCTATTGACTTCAATAATATTAAGTCTTTAGTTAGTGGTGATATGAATACATTCTTTGGATTCGAAATCATCAAGTCCAACCAACTTCCATTTGTAAATGATGCAAATGATGCTGATGGAACAAATCACATTGCAAATCTTTCTTGGGGTGCATCTGATGATCTTCCTGTTGCTGCAAGTGGTGGATCAACTACTGCTGGTAAGAGAGCTTGTGTTGCTTACACTCGTTCTGCTGTACGTCAAGTTATGAATCCTGCAATTCAAACAGAGATTAGCAAACGTGACGATAAGAGATTTAACTACTATGCTTACTCTTGCATGAGAACAGGTGCTGTTCGTATGGAAGAAAAGAAAGTTGTTCAAATCGGTGTTAAAGAATCAGGTGCTGACGCATCATAAAGGAGGTAATTAAATGGCAACATTAAATTCTAACGAGATTACTCGTGTTTATGGCTCAACTACTTCTATTGATGCAACTACAGAGCGAACAGGCGATTATGCTTTCGCTGCTAATGGTGGCTTACAAGTAGCTAACTTTTCTTTTACTTCAACTGCTGCTGGTAGTGGAGGAGATGTTATTAACTTAACTTGCCTTCCTAAAGATGCTGTTGTTGTAGGAATAGCTGTTCAGCCAGGTGCTGGTTTTGGTGGTCATGCAAGCTCTGCTATAACTTTAAAAGTTGATTCAGTAACTGTAGGTTCTGCTCTTACTATTAATACTAGTAGTAGTTCAGTAACAAATGGTTATTTTTCAGGAAATGGACTTAAAGTTAGTGGTGCAGGTCTTGTTACTATGACACAAAATGCACAAGCTTTTGCTGCTGATATAGCAGTAGAAGGACAAGTTTTCTATTTTGTTGATGGAAAATAATAAGTAATATCAGTAGGCATTTAACTTACCTTCTCGGTTAATGTAAGTCCTACATTTTTTTAGGAGTGAAGTATGGCTTTAAGCAAAATTGATTTATGTAACCAAGCACTTTTAAAAGTAGGTGCAGAAACTATAGCTTCACTTGATATAAACCAAAATGATTCAGAACCAGTAATACAAAGTGCAAAGCTTTGTAATATTCTTTTTTCACAAGCACTAGAAGAAGTATTAAGGTCCTATAGATGGAATAGTGCTACAAAAAGAGTACAACTTACACAACTTTCAACAACTCCATCTTTTAAATGGAAGTTTCAATATCAACTACCAAACGACTGTATTAGAGTAGTTAACGCATACGAAACAACTGATGCTATTGATGATGGAACAACTTATGTCATAGAAGGAAAAACTCTTTTAACAGATTATAATACAGTATTTCTTTTATATATTTACAACCCAGAAGATTTAAGTGTATTAGATCCTTTGTTAAGAAAATGTATTATACAAAATCTAGCAATAAAATTATCTGTTCCTTTACAGTTAGATTTAAAAATGCAAAACAATTTAATAGAAGAATATAACACTACTATTCTACCAGAAGCAAGGAGTGTAGATACACTTGAAAATAAATATTGGGATATGGAAGAAAGTAATTTTATAACATCAAGATATAATAACTCACCAATAATTTAATGACATGGCTATATCCTATATACAATCTTTTAATCAAGGCCAAATATCTGGAAAGTATGATGGTAGATCAGATTTAGCTGCATATAAAAATGGTTGCAGACAACTTGATAACTTTTATGTTTTACCACAAGGTGGTGTAGAAAGAAGAACTGGATCAGAGCATATAGCATTAACTAAAGGTGCAAGTGCTGCTGGAGATCAACCAGTACGATTAATACCTTTTGATTTTTCTGCTCAAGTAAATTATATAATTGAGTTAGGACCTAAAACTACATCAACTGCTGGTTATGTTCGTATATATAATTCTACATTAGAAAATTTTAGTAGTGGACAAAATTATGTAGATGCAACTTTTGCAAATGATGTAGAGGGTAATCCAACTACAATTAATTATAGTGCAACAGAAATATTTGAAGTACAGTTTGTAAGAAGATTTGATACTATTATTTTAACACATCCTAATCACGAAACATTAAAGTTAGTTCGTACAACCATTGCACCAGCATTTGAAATATCAGAAGTAGATTATATTTATCCTCCAACATTAGATATGAATTTAACAGCTAAAGCAATTTTAGCTAGTGGTACTACTGGTGAAATTACTTTAGAATCAGATACTACTACTACAAGTGGCGTTGAAACAACTGGTGTATTTTTTGATGGTCATCAAAACTCTCGATGGGTAATGAATGTTCCAAGAGGTAATGCTGAAAGAATTGTAAGTGTAGATGGTATTACTGCTGATCATACTGGTTCGTCATCACAAGAATTAGATGTTAGTTTTACAAATTTTAGTGTTTCAACAACTGGAACATATAGAGGGTTATTAATTGTTCAAAGAAATATAGATGGTGCTGGTTTTGTAGATTATGTTGTATTACAAAATACTACTAGTTTAACAGCAGAACAAGTTGAATTTACATCAACAGAAACACAAGGAAAAAATACACAAGTAAGAATAAAATTTATTGATGATGATGGCACACTTAACTATAAGCTTACTACAGATGCGTTATATCAAAGAGGTATTGTACAAATACTTAAAAATGGTACAAACTCTATAGGTATAGGTAAATCAGTATCAAGTGTTAGTTATAGCTCTCCAACTCTTACTGTAACTGCAAATGGTCACAATCTAGTAAATGGAGATATGGTAGATATTACAGGTGTTACATCTGATTCAGGAGCAGAGGTAATAACTAATAAAGAAATATCAAATAAAACAGCTAATACTTTTGACATAACAATTACTGCTAGTTTATCTAATGTAGATGTAGATAGTGACGCAGTTATTAGTGGATCTTCAAAAGTAAAAGCCACAGTCTTATCACCATTAGCATCTAGCATGACATCTACTCTTATAACTGGTTGGTCTGAAGCTGCTTTTTCAGATTATCGAGGTCATTCAGCATCAGCAGAGTTTTATGAAAATAGATTGTTTTTTACTGGATCTGTAAGCGAACCATCAACAATATATGGAAGTGTTGTAAATGATATATATAGTTTCTTATTTGATGCTAGACTAGATGGCACTTCTATTAAAAGAGTAGTTGATTCACCAGAAGAATCTAAATATATTCTTGGTAAGAAAAATTTATTTATGGGTACAGATGGAGGAACAATATCTATAAATTCAGTAGATGGTGACGCATTAATTACTCAAGCAAATATAAATACACAAGTAGAAAACTCCTATGGATCATCTAATGTACAACCAGCTATAGCAAATGATGTTATTGTGTATGTGCAAAAAAACAAAAAAAGAATTAGAGAGTTAATATATAGTCGTGAACAAGATGTTGTGCTTGGTGTTGATTTAAATATGCACTCGGAAGATATTTTAGAAACTGGTGTGAATAATATATTTGTACAAAAAAATCCATACCAAGTTATTTGGTGTATAAAAGAAAATGGTAAAATGTGTGCATTAACCTATGATCGTGTTGAAAGATTACAAGGTTGGGCTAATATAGAAACAAATGGAACATTTATAAGTGGTATATCTTTATCATCTACAAATGAAGATTTAATTGTATTATGTGTAAATAGAGGAACAACAGCATCACCAAAGTATTGTTTAGAAAAATTTAGGTTTAGAGAAGATTTAAATTGGTATGTTGATGGTGGTGTTCAAATAGATCATAGTACAAATCAATATACAACAGTAGAACTTAATTTATTTACAGGTGGTGGAGTACAAAAATTTAAAATAGGTAAAGATAATGTAAGTGGATTAGTTGAAAATGATTTAATAAAAATATCAGGATTAACTGATATACCTATATTAAACAACAAAGTATTTAAATTAGTAAACTTAAATTCAAATGATTGGATTCTTAAAACAATAGATGGTTCGTCAGAGATACGACCACCTGCTGGAATTACTGATCAAAACTATAGCGTATCTGTAAAAAAAGTAGTTAATACACTTACTGGATTAAGTCATTTAGAAGGTAAAACTGTACAAGTAATAGGTGATGGTAGTTTTATAAAAGAAGAAACAGTATCAAGTGGACAAATAACAACAGACGCTTACTATAATAAATTACTAGCTGGTTTAAAATTTACATCTACTTTAAAACCAATGCCTATAGAACCACAACTTGCAGAATCAACATCGCAATCAAGAAAGAAAGTATTATCAAAATTAAATATAAGATTTTTAAAATCAAAAGGAGCTAAAGTTGGTGAAGATGGCCAACAACTTACAAACTTACCAGTTGTTAAAACAAGTGATGTTGCTGGTCAAGAAATATCTTTAGTAACTGCTGAAAGAAGATTTTTTATAGGATCAGACTACGAAAGAGAGAAACTTATTGAAGTCAGTCAAGATTTACCTTATCCTATGACTGTGTTAAGTATAGCAATTAATATACAACTGGAGGGTTCATAATGTCTAGTTACGAAAACGAAGGTGCTGTATCTGGTTTAGTTTCTGGAACAGCTACTGCTGCTAGTTTAGGATATGCTTCAATCGCAGCAACAAGTGGTATGGCAGCTGCTGGTAGTGCTGGAATAACTGCTGCACTTGGTGCTGCTGGACCAGCTGGTTGGGCTTTGATAGCAGCAGGTGCATTGCTTGGATTTGGATCTGGTAAAGCAAAGAAAAAAGAAGAAAAAAGAAAATTAGCTATTGCTAAATATAATGCTAATTTAGTTAGAGAAAGAGCAAATAGAGAAGCAGATATAATTAGTGAACAAGCACAAGAATTAGGTGAGCAACAATATTTTTTAAATAATATAAATGAAATGAGTGTAACTAGCAGAGGTGGTTTGTTAGGCACAGGAAATGATGCGTTAGCTATAACTAATCAAGTTGTTAAATATGTTAAAGATCAAAATAAAATGGCTTATAATAAAAAAATAACTTTACTTCAAGGTGAAGAAACAGCACAACAAATTATGCGAGGTGCAGAAGCAGAAGCAGCAGCTAATAGAACAGCTTCTAAATATTCAATGTATAATAATATTTTAAATGCTGGAGCTAATATTGCTATGACACCAATGACTTATGCAAACAACGCTAAATTCTTACAAGAAAGTAGAAGTATAGCAGCAATGCAACCTTCATCTTCTACTAGTTTTTATAAAGATTTTATGTTAAGGAAATCAATACAAGGATTAACACCTTATGATACTGGTCCTTTAGGAGATTATTGGAGAATGTCTATGTTTTCAACAAATAATAATCGACCAGCAGATTTAGCTCCTCCAGGTTTTAAGCTTATGTCTGATGGATCGTTAGAGAAAGAGGATTAATAGTTATGGCTTTTAAATTACAAAATTATAAATCAGTTGTATCAGAAACAGCAGAAATAGGAAAATTACCTATTGATCCAAGAACAGATGCTACTGTATTAGAAAGTCAAGTTAGACAAAAAGGATTTGAAGCTATTCAAAAAACAGTTTCAGGAATAGGTGATGCTTTTGTAGAATTACAAGGTAGAGAAGCAGAAAGAACTGAAGAATTAAAAACTAAAAGACTTGAACAACAGCGAGCTATACAAAAAGCATTAGAAGAAGCTAGAGAAAAAGCACATAATAATTCAAGAAGTATAGCATATACAAAATATACTAACGCATTAGAAGAATATGGAAAAGCTTATGCTATAGCTTCAAAAACAACAAATTCAGATGTTTTAGGAATCTTAAAAGAAGATGCTATACCAGTTATAGATAAAAATGAAAATAGTAAAACTTTTGGACAACAAATAGATAGTCTGTATGATATACCTTTAGATGTTTACAGAACAAATATAGATAAAGCAAAAAACGCATTTAATGTAACTTTATATCCAGAATTTGAAAATACAATAAATGAAGATGCTAGACACGCACTTTCAGTTTCATCTTTATCAGCTATAGAAAATTCTATAGAGGGTCAAACATCTTTAAATATAGCTACTATAAATGCTACTACAACTCAATTAGCAAATGGTGGTAAAATTCAAGAAGCATTAAATATACATCAACAAAATCGTTATATATATGAAGCATCAGGTAAGGAATCTGATTTGGTAAAATGGGTAGAACAAGGAAATAAAATTTTACAAATAGGACAAGAATTAGATTTTACAAAATTAGCCGAAATAAATCCATTAAGAGCTATTGAAATTGGAAATGCTGTTATTAATGGAACTTATAATGATATGTTATTTCAACCTTTTGAAGTAGAGTATCCTACTCAAGATGGTAAAATAGCAACTTATTCATCTGAAGATGTAAATAAAGTATTAGATTCAACAATATTTAATTTTTATAAATCAGCTATAGAAGATTTTATGCTTAATGAAAAGTCTACAGCTGAAGAAAAAAAATTAGTAAAAGAAGAACTTGCAAAAATAACAGACATAAATGTAGTTAAAGAAGATTATATGTCATATTCTTCTGATGTAAAAAAAGCTTTATTAGAAATGGTAGAAATTGAAATTCAAGATATGCCAGAAGAAACAGAAGAACAAAAAAAAGAAAAATATATTGCATTAAATGTTATAGGAAAAGAAAAACAAAATATTCTATTTGCTCCATCTCTGGATTTACTTGGAATTACTAAATTAAGATCAATTATAGGTATTGCAGAAACTCAATCAAGAGAGGATGCAGATAAAATATTAGATGAAACATATAGAAGTGAAAAATATCTTGATATGTCTGTAAATGAAAAAATCAATTACTTAAATGATTTAATTGATAAAAATCCAGATGACGCAGCTTTTGTAGATTTAGCTTCTTCAACAATTCAATCATTATCAGATAAAGAACCTGATATGACTGCAGAAGAATGGGAAGAATATACAAGATATTCTGTTAAAATGGAGGATGACACTTTAGATAAAGGTGCAGTATTTATGGCGTATACAAAAAGTCCATTATTTCATTCAACAGGTGCAAGTTTATTAGCAACTAAAATAGATGATAAAATAGAATTTACTGCAATGGTTACATCACAATTAAAAGCAAGAAAAATAGACTTACAAAAACTTGCAGATGATGGAAAATTATTAACAGTAGAAAATATTTTAGAAAGACTACAATTAGGTGATCTGCCTAATTTGTTTTTTAAAAAAGGTGATAATAGTATTAATGCAAATGAAGATTTTGCTAAATTAAGCTTTGATGAACAAATACAAATTGTAAATAGATTAAATCAATTTGCTTTATTAGAATTTAGTGAAAGATACCAAAAAAGAATTAAAAATTTAACAAATGAAAAAGGATTACCAAGACCACCTACAGATGATGAAGCAGTAACAATAGCTTCTCAAACTTATAATGAAATAATTGCAGAATTTAATAATGAAAATGCTAATATGTTACGAGCTAAATATATACTTGGTAATGAAGTTGGAAACTATTTTAGTCCAGAGGATATTCCTGATATTTTTAAGTTAATAGATAGTCCAGAATTATTAAAAAAATTTAAAGATCTTATAAGAGATGTTGAAGCAACTATACTTTTAAACGAGGAGTAATATGGCAGAAGGTTCAATAAAATTACCATCAGTAACAAATTCTCCAGCAAAAGTTGTTAATGAAGAAATTGATAGTTTAAAAATTAATAATCCTTTAAGTAAAAAAGAATTACAAATACCACAAGTAAATCAATATTCAGATGTAAACGCACCAATAATTAAATCAACAAACTTAAAAGAAACAGATAATTATATATTACAAGATAATCCTCCATCTGAAGATGGTGTTCCTATTTCAGATGAAACATTTACAATAATGACTAATTATGATAAAGAGTTAGCTAATAGAATAGAAACTGATCCTGATTATTATAACATTACAAACAATATTCCATCTGTAGCTGCTAATGAAATACCAGAGTTATTAAATATTGATTATAGTAATCGTGCAAAAGAATTATTAAGCAATATAAAGTTTTCAAAGTTTGAAAAAAAAGATGATGGTAAAATATATGCAAATATTGTTACAGATGATGGTATTACTTTAGATACACAAGATTGGGTTAAATTTAATGAAAATTTAAGTGATCCTAGCACTTACAGTAATTATGAATTAGAACAAGATTTTAATAGAGGTGAGTTTGCATACGAAATAGATATGGATCCTGAAAGTCCTACTTATTTACAACCAATGATTTATTCAAGAGATCAAGAAAGACAAATACAAAAATTTCAAGATAAGTTGAAAAAAAATGGATTACGACATGACAGAGAATATGCTGTATTTATTATGGCAAACAATAATAAACTTCCTTTAAGACCATTTGATTTTTATGACATGAAAGTTAGAGTAGGATTAAGAGAAGATATTTTTGAAGATATTTATGAAATTACTGATGATGATCAATATAAAATAGATATAGAAAAAGCTAAACTAGAACTTATACAACAAAGTAAAGAGTATAATAATGAATTAATGTTAGCATCTTTTGGAAGTTATAAAGTATTAGGAAGTGAAAAAGTTGGTAAATTTGTTGAAAAACAATATCAAGATAATCCATTATTTACTTTTGCAATGTCTGTAGGTGAAGTTACTTTTGATGATGTTGGTGGTTTAATTAATTTATTTGGAGGATCAGAAGATAATATAGCATCTAAACAAGCTCGTAAATGGCAAACAATTACTCAAAAAGGAATAACAGAAGCTTTGCTTATTGGAGATAAAAGTCTTTATTGGGGTAGAAGTTTAAATGGTATAGGCTCTGATATGTTTGGTAATGTTTTGGTTTTACAAAAATGGATTAAACTTATTAATGGCTGGAAAGGAGGAAAAAGTCTTTCGTTAATTGCAAAAGGTAAAACATATAAAGAATTATTTAAAACAGTTTCTTTAAGATCAATGTTTATGAGTGCATATACTTATGTAACAACAAATGGATCACAAGAAGAAAGGAGAGAAGCAGCTTTATGGGCAATGGCTTATTCTATGACACCAGCTATTTCTTCATTATCTAAAGGTGATTGGAGAGCTATAGGAAAAGATATAGTAATTAATGGTCTTATGACTTTTTCTGATTTAGATAATAGAGTTGTAAAACCAGCTCAACAAGAAACAGAATCTATTTATGGTCCAAGAACAGCAGAAAATTCAAAAGAATGGGATGAAGCATATTCAAGTTTTTATGCAACTAGAATGGTAGGTGCTTTTACACCTGATGTTGTATTTGGTTTATTTACTAGAGCAGTACAAGGAGATACTAGAATACCTAGTAAAATACCAGTTATAGGTGGTTGGCAGTTTCCATCAAAAGCTTTACAAGGACCTAATATAAATAACAAAACAAGAAGCACTTTAATAAAAGAAAAAGTAAATAAACTTAAAGATAACCAAGTGTTAAAAGAAACAGAAGGAATACTTAATTTAATTCTTAATAATAAACCTACTAAACAAGATTTTTCTACTGGTATTAAAGATCCAGAAACAGTTACTAACACATCACCTATGTCAACAGTAAGACGTATAGCTAAAATATATAATATTAAAACTGGTGGAAGAAAAAAAGCAGATATTGTTGCTGATATTAACAAAGCACAAAAAAAGATAAATTTAGGTCAGCAATTTAATAAAGAATTAAACAACATAAAAAGAAAAGCTGCTAATGAAGCTAAAAAAACTATGCCACCTAAAAAGTTTTCAGATAAAGCTGATCCAGGTGCAAAGCAAGTTAAAACATTAGATGAAATAAAAAGAATTGTAAAAACACCTTTTACTATATTAAAAAGATATAATGAAGTTTTTAAACTAATGACATATCGTGCTGATGATATGGATGGTGGTTTAGGTAAACAAAAAGGATTTTTTCACGATATATATGTAAAAAATATTAATAATGGATGGGCTAATTATCATAGAAATTTAGAGATAAGACAAAATGGTTTTATAAAATTATTAAATACACTTAAAGTATCTCAAGGCCTTTTAAATAAAAGATTTCAATATCATAAAGATATGACATTAAGGTTAAGTGAATTAATAGGTATATATGTAAAAGTGCGTCAAAAAGGTGGTTATGAAGCTATTTTAAAAAATAATTTTGTTGTTGGTGATCCTAAAAAGAAAATGTATGACACAGCAGCTTTAAATTCAGCCATACAATTTGTAGCAAATGTTCCTACATATAAAAAAATAGGTGATTATTTATTATTAGATTATGCTAAAAACTATGGAAGATTAAGGCAAACTTATGAAGCTATAACTGGTAAAAAATTAGAAGTAGTTGATTTTTATGCACCTCTATTTAGAGTAGGAGATATAGATGCAAAATTAAAAGATATTGATGATACTACTAAATTAATGGAAACACCATTAGGACAAATATTTAAAGGTGATTCTAAAAAGAAAGGAAGATCAGTATCAACTCAAAGCACTTTTAACAGAACAGAAGATGCGAGAGGTAAAGTTGAATTAGATATTGTTGGCGAATGGTGGAGAACAATAAGTAGTCAAGAGTATTATATAGCTCAAGCAAAAAATGTTAAAACAATGGATGCTGTAACTAAAAAAATTGGTAAACAGTATGCAGAAAAATTTGGTAGAAATGAATTAGATGCAGTAAAAAAATATATATCAATAGCAGCAAATCCATATAAAATGTGGAGTTCTTTAGATTTAAATGCAAGAGAGTTAGAAAAAATGAGTAGGTTTTTAAGACAAAACTTTTCTATTGCATATTTAAGTTACAACACAACAGTAATGTTAAAACAGATTCCTTCTATACTTTTCTTTTTACAAGAATTAGGTGGCACTAGAGAAGGATTAGGAAGACTATTTACTAGTTTAGGTAGAATAACTTTAGGAACACGAATTGAATTTAAAAAAGTAAAAGGTGTTAATATTCCTTATTTAGGAAATGCACTTATGCGTACTTTACAAACATTAGATCCTATTTTAAAAAGCACAAATCCAAATAGAGAAATAGAAGAAATGAGAACTAGTAATCCAAGACTTTATAATAAATTTATAAATGGTTTTCAAAATGTAAAAAATACTAATGCTAGAATTGGATTTATGGGTATATTATTTTTTGATAAAATTGTAAGACACGCAGGTTTTGATGCTATTTTAAATAAAGCATTACAAGGTGGAGCTGATGTTGATACTGCTGTAAGTGTTGCTAGAGATGCAATAGCAAGATCACAGCCAACAAATAGAGCAACTGATCTTGCAAATATATACGCAAATGGTGGTGAACCAGCTAGATGGTTATTACAATTTAGTAACCAGTTACTTAAAATACAAAACATGATTTACAATCAACTACCTAGATTAATGAAAGTAGAAAATTTAAAAACAGTTGAGGGTAGAGAAAAATTAAGTGGTTTAGTATGTAGTTTAGCTGTTACTGCTATCTATATGTGGACAGTTACTAATGGTAGACTTCCTGAAACAGATGAAGAATTTTTAGATGCCATTGCAAGTCAACTTGCTGCTGGTAGTGGTCCAGTAGGAAGTATAGTCGGTCAAACTCGTCAAGGATATGATTATGACTTACCAGTAGGTGAGTTAGCAACAGAAACTATTGAAACATTTGAAAAAGTTTTTGATGATGATATTAATACAAATTGGAGTTGGAAAGATTTTGATGATACACTAGGTGGAGTTGTAGGATTACCAACTACTGCATTAAATAGAGCTAAAAAATATGGAGAAAGTGGAGATTTAAAAGATTTATTATGGAAACAACCAAAACCAACACAAGGATATGAAACACCTAGATTAGATGGTTTTGAAAATATATCACCATTTCCAGATGTAGATCCATTTTAAACTTGACAAGGTTGTCAACAATTAAATATAAATATATAAAGGGTTAATTATGTCTTTATCAAATACAGAAAATAAAATTACTTATAGTCCATCAACAGCTACGACTTCATTTTCGTATCCTTATGCGTTTTTTGATGACTCAACTATAGATACACCAAATGGTAAAGTAGGAGATATAAAAGTTACATTATTGTTAACTTCTACTAGTACACCTACAGCATTAGTGCCAACAGCGTCTGATTCTCCAAGTGCTGGTGAGTTTAATGTTAGATCTACTAATGGTGATCCAGCACAAGGTGCAGTAATAACTACTGGTACATCGTATACATCAGGTGCAACTATAAGTATAGAAAGAGAAGTAAAACTTACACAAGATTATGATTTACAAGAAGGTGCAACTATTGATCCTACTGCATTAAATAAAGCATTTGATAGAGTAGTAGCACAAAATCAACAACAACAAGAAGATATAGCAAAAGCTATTACATTTCCAGATTCTGATTCTGGTATAACTTACAACATTACTGATTCAGCAGCTAACAGAGCTGGTAAAGTTATAGGATTTGATGCTAATGGTAATGTAACTCCTTTAGCAGTATCTAGTGTAACTACTGGTAGTGGTACAACTTTAGCTGGTGGTAATGGTATAACAGTAAATGGTGGTACAGTAAGTGTAAATAATGATTCGGACCATTTAGGTTTTGATGGTAGTGGTAAATTAAAAGTAGTAACAGATGGTATAACTGCTACAGAAATAGCTAATGACGCAGTAGAAACTGCTAAAATAAAAGACGATGCAGTAACACCAGCAAAGATTTCTTCTGTAACTGGTACTGATGCTAATATAGTAACTGGTACTGCTGGAACAAATAGCAATTTACTTAAATGGGATGCAAATGGAGATGCTATTGATTCTGGATTTAATATTACTGATAACGATAGTTTAGGAGATAGTGATACTACATTAGCTACTCAAGGTAATATTAAAGCTTTTGCTAACTCATTAATACCTAGATGTATTGTATTAGATGGTAGTGGAGCTGTAACTGTTGGAGGTCAAACAGGTGTATCAGGTGTTACTGATATAAGTTCAAGTGCTATATCTTCTGGCAATTATGTAGATTACGCTATACAAACTTCAGGCTCAGGTGCTATTGATATGTTGGTTTCAACTTCAGCATCAAATGGTCAAATATTAACTGTACCTTTAAGTGGATTAACAAGTTCAGTAGAAACAATAGTTTCCAGTAATATAATAGGTATGTGGGTAAGACCACAATTACAAGTAGATGCACATGATGAAACAGGTATAATTGACGCTAATAATCCTCAAGTAAAAATAGAATATTATATGCCTAGAGGACAAGACAATGTATCTACATTAAATGATACAAACTATAGATATGATGCTATTGGTTGGAGGAGAGAATCAGAGGGTGGACAATTAAGTAATATAAATGCAATGGTTTATATACCAGTAAATGCAAGAAGTGGTGGACAACCAAGTGTACAATTTAGATTTCAATTAAAAGTTAAAGCTGGATCAAATCCATTTAGAGCTGGAATTACCCTACACGCAGTAAATGTAGTAGGATTAACAACATAATAAGGATAATGAAATGTCAATAGAAGCACAAAAATTCCCTAACACAGGGGAAAGTATTCAAGTCGGTGGTATGACTGTATTAGGTAATACTAATGCTAATCAATCTATTAGTGCAAATACCATTATAGAAGTATGTGACACTAGTGGAAGTGGGTCTTATGTATTATTAAGTACATCAAGTATTGGTAGTGCAGTAGATAGTTCTACATCAGGTGCGTTTTACATACCTCCATATGGTACAACAAGACCATTTAAGACTGGAGATAATACTAATATTCGTGGCGAGAATGTAATTAATATACGAGAGTTGTAATGCAAAACTTACGTTTAGGTAGTATAACTACGCATTTTAATATGCCAAAGTTTTGTGGCTCTGTAGATGCAGGTACTCAACATTCTGGTAGTCAAACTGCTGTTGGTTTAAACTGTAATGGTGTATGGGAATTAAAACATACTGCTCATGGTGTATCAGGTTACTATGATGATTATTGGTATGAAATATATGCGTGGACCAACAACTCATCATTTGCTACAAAGATGTTAAGAAAGACTAGTGATAACACTTGGTTAATGTTACAAGGATCAACTATAAGATATACTAATCCATCAAAGTCTTCTGCACCACCAACATCGGGTTGGGTTACTACAGGTGGAGCAGGTGCTTCTCCTGTACCACAGATTACATTTAAATCAATAATACACGAACATTCTTCATTATCTCTTACTAATTGTACTCTCGTTGATAATTCTGCATTAAATAGCATTGTTATTAGGTCTGACTCAAGTACTAATACAAAAGATATAATATTTGGAACAAACACATTAAGTGTTAATGATAAAATTGCAGTGGGATTTAAGTTAGAAACTACAGGTGTAAATAATAATGCAGCAGCTAATTTACTATTTGGTGGGTCAGTTATTAATGCTTCATTTAATTTTGATTCAGTAGATGAAGGTACTTTTAGAAATCATTCATTCGACCAAACAGTTGGAAAAACTTACAATAATGCTGATTACACTCCTAACTCTACAGGTTTACAAATGCAAAATTATACAAACGTATTTCCTGTTAATGCTACTGTAGAAATAAAAGATTTAAGGGTATTTGTATTATGACATATGAAATAAATTTTAATGGTGAAACTATAACAGTAATTAATGAAGATAATTATATAAAATTAATTCATGGTGATGCTTTTTCTATTCTTAATAAAGAATCATATAATAATGATGATTTACAAATATTATTAGATAGCACAGATGAAATAAAGATAGCTGAAGGTAGAGCGTTGTTAGATGAGTAAAAAAGGTAAAAACGTAACTATTAAAGGTGTACTGTATGAAGATGGTATGTTTGACCATTCTACAGAAGATGACATTTATTCTTCAAAAGATAAAAGTAAACTTCCAAAGTTTGATGAAGCAGCAAAAGAAACAGTTGCTACAGAAGTAGCTAGTCAAACTACACAAAGTGGTATACAAGCTGTGGTTGCACAAGTGCAAACTCAAGCAGCTAATCTTGGTGCATCTGGATTAATAGCAGTAGGTAGTGCTGGTGCATTTCAAGTAGAACACATGAATGATAACTATGAAGCTGCAATGGAAATTGCTACACCAATAGTTGCAGAGTTGGTAGAAACTGGAACTATATCACAAGAAACTATTGCAACAGTTTTGCCAGCAGATTCAAAATTTCAAGGTAAAGAGTTACCAGTAGCAGAAACAGTATTAGGTAAACCTGTAGGTGAATATAAAAAACAAATTGATGCTGAAAAAAATAAATCAGATGAACAGAAAGCAATAGAAGAAGCTATTCAAAAAGCTACATCTCCTCCTAATCCAAGCGATGGAGAAAAAGATGGAAGTATGACTTTTATCGAAAAGAATAGGAGTGCAACATGATTTATTTAGAAGTTATATGGCAAGCAATAAAAGCTAATGCTATTGGTATATTAATTGGTTTAGGTGGTTTAATATGTACGTTGAGTATGTTTATGCCAAGACATTGGAAAATATTTAAAATTATTAGTTGGATAAAAAAGAAATGAGAAAAAAATTCGCTGGATATTCTATGATAGTAGTCGCTTTTTTGTATTGGGTTTTGTTGTTTACAGCTTCTGTTACGCAAGCAGATTTATATGTGTATGATTTACAGGCCAATCTTTCAGAAAGTAATGTTACCTATGTGGACCAAGAGCCATTCTATTATGATATATTTCATATACAAACAGATGGGTATGCGACATTGGCCTTTGATAACTATGACGCTGATTTAGGTAGTAGTAATCCTAACTATGACTTCAATGACCCATATCTTTATTTGTATACAATAGAACAACCTTCATTTGTTGGATTTGGTAGTGGATCTGTACAACTTACATTGTTTGATGAAGATGACGATGGCAACGAAGACAGTCCAGAAGGATTATATTTTTATCTAGATGATGTACAGATACATAATCAGTTAGTAGCAATAGTATCTAGTTATGATCCATACGTTGTAGGAACAGTAGATTTTACAGTAACAAGTGATCAACCATTAAGTATTATACCAGAGCCACAAGCTATAAGTTTGATACTACTAGGTGGTGCAAGTTTATTAATAGCTAAAAGGAAGATGTCGTGAATGATTGTATTGAGAAAAGTATGGTTGGAACAATAGGATTTATAAGTAGCTGGAATCTACAAGTAATTAATCCTTTGTTGTCGCTTATTATATCTGTATTAACTATAGTATATTTAGTTATAGGCATTAAACAAAGATTAAGTAAATGAGGAATTACAGACAAGAATATGATCGTTATCAAGGTCTTGCAAAACAAAAAAAAAGACGAGCTGGTAGAAATAAAGCCAGACAAATGATGATTAAGAAAGTAGGTAAAAATAAATTAGTTGGTAAAGATGTGGACCATAAAGATCGTAACCCAAATAATAATAACCCTAAAAATTTAAGAATGATTAAAAAAAGTACAAATAGGAGAAGAAATGGCTAAATCAACAGTTAATAAAGCTGGAAACTATACTAAACCTGGAATGCGTAAAAGATTATTTCAACGCATAAAATCTTCAGCTAGTTATGGTACTGCTGCTGGTAAATGGTCAGCTCGTAAAGCTCAAGCATTAGCTAGATTATACAAGAAGAAAGGTGGTGGGTATACATAATGAGTATGTTAAGAAAACCACAACAATCTTTAAAAAACTGGGGAAAACAAAAATGGCGTACTAAATCTGGTAAGAAGTCATCTGAAACTGGAGAAAGATATTTGCCAGAAGCAGCAATCAAGTCTTTGTCTAGTCAAGAATATGCAGCTACGACTAGAGCTAAAAGAAAAGATAAAGCTAAAGGTAAACAACACAGTAAACAACCAAAGTATATAGCGAAGAAAGTGAAACAGTTTAGATGAAAAAATATACTAAAAAAAGAGTTAGTGTTAATATGACTAAAGCAGATAAAAATCCTACTGGTGGATTATCTGAAAAAGGTAGACGTAAATACAACAGAGCTACTGGTGGTAACTTACAACGACCAGTAACAGGTAAAGTTAAAGCTGGTAGTAAGGCTGCTAAAAGAAGAAAATCATTTTGTGCTAGAATGAGTGGAGTCAAAGGACCTATGAAAGATAGCAAGGGTAGACCAACGAGAAAAGCGTTGGCATTAAGAAAATGGAAATGTAGTTAGGAGATAATTATGCCAAAAGTAGGTGGAAAGAAATTCAAGTATACAAAAAAAGGAATGGCTGCTGCAAAAAAAGAAGCCAAGAAGTCAGGTAAAAAAGTTAAAATGATGAAAGGATATTAAAATGCCAGGTACTAAATATTCAGCAAAACAAATGAAGATTGCAAAAATGGCTGGAGATCCAAACAAGATTGATGCTGCTGATTTTGCAAAACTTAAAAGTAAAAAGAAACGTAAGTTTACCAAGAAAAAAGGTATGGCTTAATGCCTATTGAGTTAATATCATTAATAACTGGTAATGTTTCTGGATTTGTATTTAAACTAATTGCTAGTCAAGTAGAAGGCCAACAAAGACAACAAGAAATGTTGTTAAAAAAACAAGAAGCAGCAGATAATAGTGCAGATAAAGCAGCACAACGTGGTGGCGAAAGTGGTGCTTGGGTTCGTAGATTTATTGTTATAATGGTTATGGTGGGAGTAATTATATTTCCATTTATCCTAGCAGTATTAGGTGGATCAGTGACAATAGAAGAAGATGTACCTAAAGGTGGTCTTTTTGGATTTCTAGGATTACACAGTAAAGAATTATTAACTGTAACTGGCTCCTACTTCATTTTACCAGAGATCAGGTCATCTGTGCTGGCAGTGGTCGGATTTTACTTTGGCTCAAGCTGCTTTTCTAACAAAAAGTAAATTTTTTTCTTGATAAGATTTCTTAATTATATACAATGATGCTTCTTATAAGTTAGAAAGTTAACTTGGGGTAATCATACCTTTTCTTCGTTGCGTGACTCAACGATAAAACTTTCAAGTCACATTTTTTTTTATCATTAAACCACAAGGAGTTTGTCTATGTATCGTATTGTTCACAAAGAATCTGGAAAAGAAGCAACAGTTGAAGTAAAAGGTTTTGATAGGGATGAGATGATAAGACAAGCTAGTGAAAAAATGGGTATAAAAATATGCCCTACAAGTGTAGGACATATACGCATACTACCTCTTTAGGATTTTCTTGTACGCTACACCTCTGTAAGTAAGGATAACTTCCATTGATGACCTCCAATGTTAAAGCGTTCCTTCGGTCACTGTGACCTACTTCCGACCATACAGGTTGAACGAGTTATAACTAAAGTCCTTATAGGATTTAAACAAAGAAGTCAAGATTAAAAAAAAACTAGTTTTTA